ATCTATTCGACGGAAATCGGTCGTGCGCTTGCTTACGCCGCTGACAAGGCCCTGATTCGCACGGCCATCATCGGTGCCCGTAAGACCACGGATCGCTTTGGTAACGCGGAAACCCGCTACCTCGGTGCCCAGCAGGGTACTGGTACCACGGGTGACAACCTCGTTCAGGCCCTGTTCAATGTCGCTCAGAAGATGGACGAAAAGAATGTTCCGTCGAATGATCGTTATTGCATCCTGACCCCGGCCAAGTACTACCAACTGGTGAACGACACTTCGGACGCGATCAACCGTGACTACAACGATGCCAGCAATGGTAGCGTTGCCAGCGGTATGATCATGTCGGTCGCTGGTATCCGTATTCTGAAGAGCAACCACCTTCCGACTGCTGACGAAAGCGCAAGCACGAACGGCGAGTCTGCTCTCTTCGGTAGCACGGGTGTGAAGAACGATGTTAGCGGTACTCTTAACGCTGGCTACTCAGGTGCTAACTTCACCGCGACCCGTGGTATCGCCTTCCAGCGTGAAGGTCTTGGTACCGTCAAGTTGATGGACCTGAGCGTTGAGAGCGAGTATGTCATGGAGCGCATGGGCACCCTCATGGTTGCCAAGTACGCCATGGGCCACAACACCCTGCGCGACGAGTGCCTCTATGAACTTATCGACGCGGCTCTCTGAGTCGAGTTGAGTCTGTGAGTTGAAAAGGGGGGGATGGTTCCCTTAGTTGGGTTCCATCCCCTCTTTTGTTTGAGGAACACTATGCCACTTACCAAGACAACCCGGCTTCAGGCCATCAACACCATGCTGAGTTCAATCGGTGAAAGCCCGATCAACAGCCTGAACACGCAGCGGGCCGATGCCCTGATTGCTACCTCGGTTCTTGATGAGATCACCCGGGAAGTCCTGTCTTACGGGTGGCACTTCAACACCTCGGTTGATATTGAGATGGTTCCTGAGACTGGGACTGGGTATATCTATGTCGCTGATTCGATTGTCCGGGTCGATGTCGATCCGATCAGCGGTCAGGATGTGTCTGTCCGTGGCAACCGCCTGTATAACAACAAGAATAACTCCTTTGTCTTCGATACCTCGCTGAAGACTGTTCAGGTGTACTTCTTGGAGTACGAGGAACTTCCTGAAGAGGCCCGACGCTATATTGCCATCCGGGCTGCTAGGGTGTTCCAAGATCGCGTTGTCGGCTCGGTCAAACTGCACTCTTTCACCCAGAGCGATGAAGTTCAGGCTTTGGCTAAACTGCAAGAGTACGAAATGGACACCGCTGACTACAGCATCTTCGATTCATACGATGTCGCTAGGACCTTTATCCGCCGTGGGTCTTACTGGGTCAACTGATGGTCTACATTCATACTCCGATTCCGAATCTCATTGGTGGCGTTAGTCAGCAGCCTCCGACGATTCGGAATATCAATGAAGCCGACGCGATCACCAATGCTGTTCCATCTCCTGTGGAAGGCTTGATCAAGCGTCCTCCTACGGAGTTTGTTGCTGCAATCAGGGACAGCCAGAACATTCTTCGTCAGCCCAACAAGGCCGATGAACCCTTCTTCCACCTGATTGAGCGGGATGCCAACGAGAAGTACATCCTGTCCATTCTCAAGAACGGAACGGTGGATATCTTTGATCTTGCTGGCAACCGAAAGACGCTGTTTACGCAGCCCCAATTTAGCGGGCTGGGGACTGCTGCGGCTACTGATCGGGTGGCTTTGACTATTGCTGATGTGACTTACATCCTCAATAAGACCGACACGCCCGCCCTGAAGAACACTACTTCAACGCAGTTTCCCACTAACTACAACCGTAATGCATTGGTCTGGGTGCGTCAGGCTAATTACGAGCGTGAACACAAAATCATCGTCACTTACGGGGCAACGACGGTTACCGCTAACCACACCCCAACAGGAAATAGCAGCCTAGGTACGAACCACGCGGCTGGAGAGTTGGCTGACGAACTGAATAACGATGCCAACCTAGCCAACACGCTTCACAAGGACAGCGTTGTCTGGATCAAGGCCGGAACAAACGATATCTCCATCCTGACCGAAGATGACTTTGCTGGCGAAGGCTTGACGCTGATTATCGATGCCGTCGAGCGGTTTGAGGATCTTCCTCCGTGCGCCCCCGATGGATACATGGTTCGGGTAGCCGGAAGCCCTGAAGCCGACTACGATGACTATTGGGTCAAATTTGAGACTTTTAATGGCATCTCGTTTGGTCAGGGACTTTGGGTTGAAACGGTAGCCCCCGGTATCAAGTACGAAATCGACCCTGCCACGATGCCGAAGATCTTGATCCGGCAGTCTGATGGCACCTTCATGCTGAAGGACGCTAATGGAACCACGCCCACGGTTGGCGACGGTCTTCCAACGGGTAGTTCGGCAACCCTGTACAACGGTTTCAAGTGGTCTAATCGTCAGGCTGGTGATGAGGAAACCAACCCGGACCCCTCGTTCATCGGCACCAAGATCAACGACATGGTGTACTACCAGAGTCGGCTTGGGTTCATGGCTGGGGAGAACCTGATCTTCAGCGAAACCTCAGAGTTCTTTAACTTCTGGCGAACCACGGTCCTTGATCTGCTGGACACCGATACGATTGATGTGGCCTCGTCGGCATCCAAGGTTGGCGTGATTGCCTCTGCAATTCCATTCAACCGCGATCTGATCTTGTTCACCCCTACGAACCAAATGGTGATGCGTAGCGGGGATATCTTCAGCCCCAAGAGTGTCGCCATCCTGACTACGGGTGACTTTGAGAACCAAAGCAACCTAGTCAACCCCATTGCCACGGCCTCTTCGATCTTCTTCACCTACAACAACGGCGGCTATTCGGGCGTTCGTGAACTGGTCCCACAGGCAAATATCGACGGTTCTTACATTGCCAATGATCTGACCGACAATGTCTCCCGGTACATCGTAGGAACCCCCAAGCACATCGCTGCCACCTCACACGACAACATTGTCGTGCTGATTGCAAACGACGAGTTGTATTGCTATCGGTACTTGACTAGAGGTGATACTCGGGTCCAATCGGCTTGGTTCAAGTTCACCTTTGCTGACTCTTCGGGAATCACGGGTAATTACTGCAAGCCCCTGTGGTGTACCTTTGTCGAGTCGGATCTTTATGTCGTGTTCATGCGAACGGGAGCCACCGCCAGTACTGGCTACCTGACCATTGAGAAGATCCGCATGGGTGCTGGTCTGAATGACATCGTCACCAGCGGTAAGAACTGGATTACCCACCTTGATGCCCGTAAGTACTATGCTTCTGGAAGTGCCAATCAGGGGGTCTATACGCCCGCAACTAATAGTACTGAGTTCACCCTGCCAGCCCCCTTCTCGTTCGCTACCGGAAAGATCTCAGTAGTTACCAAGGACGGATATATCGCCAAGGTGATCGGCGGGAATCCCTACAACTCCCCCAATACGGGTAACCCGGGCAAGGTCGTTGTCGAGGGTAATTACAGCAACAAGGATGTCTGGATCGGCCTACCGTACACCATGGAGTATCAGTTCTCGACTCAATATCTGAGATCGGGCTCCCAAGGAACTACTCCATCCGCTCTGATCAATGGTCGGTATCAACTGAAATATCTTGTTCTTCAGTTTGCGGATACTGGGTACTTTGAAGTAGTCTCTACGCTGGGTACTGAGAACCAGTTCTCATACCCGTTCACAGGAGAAGTTGTAGGGAGTGCTGTTCTTGGAACTCTGAACCTGACTACGGGTACTTTCAAGGTTCCCATCTACGGTCGAAATGACGCACAGATCCTGAAGATCAGGAATAGTTCTCACCTCCCGTCCAAGTTCTTGAGCGCAGAAATTGAAGGCGAGTTCACTAGATTCCGTGAAGATGCTGGTTGATGTTCGATACACCAGACCAACAGACCCGGCCATAGTGGCCCACGATATGCGTCAGGCTGATCGGGACGAAGTAGCAGCCTGTAGTGGACTTGGGCCTCAAGAGGCTCTGGAGGTCGGCTACAGGATGTCTACGGAGTGCTTTACTGTTGAGGCCCAGAGCAATGGGCTACCCTTGGCTATGTTTGGGTATCTTCTGGATCCCATCGGAGCCCGGGTCTGGATGCTGGGATCCGATCATCTGTTTGATTACAAGTGGGACTTCTTGAAAAAGTCTCGTAAGTGGGTGGACTATTTGCAGCAGCAAAGCCCCCTACTGTACAACCTAATTGACCAGCGCAACACCGTGCATATCAGGTGGCTGCAATGGCTTGATTTCAAATTTGTCCGAACTGTTCCCCACTATGGGGTTCAGGGACTTCCATTCATTGAGTTTGTGAGGTACCGAAATGTGTGACTTTGGGATTACAGCGGCGGTAGCCATCGGGGCTGCTTCGGCTGCGGCTCAGGCTGATGCCCAGAACAAAGCCGCAAAGGAACAGAATGCCTATAGGGCCCGTCTAGGGGTCGCAGGCAATAAGCAGTACCTCCAGAACGCTGAGGCAGTCATCCGGGATGTGGGCTCACAGGTCGATCAGACTGTCCGCCAGAACATCGAACGCTCTTCTGCGGTCCGGCAGGAACTAGAGGGGATCTCTCGTAACGCCCGTCAGGCCAAGGCTACGGCGACTACGGTGACTGCTGCTGCCGGGGTTGAAGGTCGTAGTGTTGATCTCCTCCATGCTGAGTTTGACCGCGATGTCTTGGAGTTTGAATCTGCTGCGCTCCGAAACCTCAGTAATATGCGGACGCAGATGGGTATGGAGATTCAGGCTATCTACGCCCGTGGTCAGAGTGCCATCAATGGTGGCTACCCAGCCCCGCTGCCGCCTGCTGCTAACCCCAGCCCATGGCTCCCGCTGATCAACGGTGTTACCACGGGTATCAGCACCTATAGTGCCCTCCAGTCGTTCCGTACTCCGGATGGTGTGGGGGCTCAGGCAAACCAGACAGTAACCCCTCCACCCCCTAGTGGACTCATTCCCGGGGTTCGCAGCGTTCCTCCCGGACCATAATCATGGCTAAAGCACGACCCACCCTTGGCGTAACTGCCCAACCAGTCAGCACCTTTATCCAGCCCAACCAGAATGCGGTGGCTGCGGAGTTGTATGACCAGCAGACGGTCCAGAACGCTCTTCAGTTTGCAGAAGCCTTCAGCAACCTGTCGGTGAGCGCGGCTCGTCTTGCTGGCGGTCTGAAGCAGGAATGGAACGAAGAACAGGTCCAGCAGGGTATGGATCTGGTCAACAAGAGCCGGAAGTCTTACCAGCAACTGGTTCAGTCTGGTGAGATCAAGCCCACGGAGAACCCGTGGTTTGCCATCGGTGCCCAGAAGGCTAGCGGATCCATTGAGGCCATGAAGGCCCGGGTTCACTTTGAGAGCCTGCTTGAGCAGAAGGTTGCCGAAGACCCGTCGTTCCTTGATGACCCCCGGGGCTTCGATGCCTTCGCCTACCAGTACACGCAGAATGTCAACCAGTTCATGGGCGATGCGTCATACATGAGCAGGGCCTTCTACGAGTCGTTTAACCCTTTCATGGGAACGATGCAGGCCAAGCATGAAGGCCGCGTCATTGAACACAACACCCAGAAGATCCTGACGGGGGTGGCTTCAGAGGTCCAGCGGGCGGCTCAGGATTGGACCAGCCCTAATCCAACGGTCAGCCAGCAGGCCCTAACGACACTTCAGACCCGCCTTGATGAGATGGTCAATCAGGGTGTCGCCTCTAACCGCGTCAACAACGCTGCTGTGGATGCGTTGGTTGAACTGATGGCGACCTCGGATGACCCCCGGGCTGCGCGGGAGATGTTCAATGCCATTAAGTCCGGTACTGGTTCGCTGTCCAGCACTCAGTACGCCAAGACTCAGATGGCGATGAACGCCTCTAAGATCCAAGCCAACGACCTCCGGATGTCCGCCGAAGAATCGAAAGTTTTGGCAGCGCGGATTGAAAAGGACCTGACTCCCCAAATCGTGTCTGGTGCAATAACTGTGGAGCAGGCCGAAGCAGCCCTTCGGGAAGACTTTGCTCAGGGCAAGGTGCGGATCAATGCCAACGAGCAAGAGTCCAAGATTGGCTACTTGCGTTCTTTTAGCGCGGCTGCTATTCGTGAGCGTGAAACACAAGTAAAGACAGAACAGAACAACGCTTTCTGGGAACTGGTTACTCTTGCAGCGGATACCGACGGTGTTGAGGACCTTGATGCACGGCTTGGAGAACTCAAGCAGCGTGTTGGGGCTATTGGTCTAGACCCTGAGCAGTTGTATAAGGGCCGGGAGTTGCTGGATCGGATTACCGAACAGGCCAAGAAAGACCGTATGCTGGCTACGGCAGACGCTCAAACCAGCGAACTTTATCAGTTGGCTCTAGATGCCAAGAATGCACAAAGTGACGAAGAGGCTTCTGCGGCACTTAAGAAGTATAAGGAGCGTATTGAGACTCTCGGATTGTCTCCTGAGCAGCGGTTTAAGGCTGAAGAGATGTTTGCAAAGGTTCAAGACGATACCTTTGAAGCCCAGTCCATTAGGAACATCAATCACGCCACCGCCATTCTCTGGAACGGTACTGGGAATGGCGACGGAATCCTGCCCACTTTGGACCGGGAAGTTAGTGAGTCCCTTAAGCCAAACAGCAACTTTGTTCCCGGATTCGCAGAAGCCCGCCAACAGTACGATACCTATCTGACGCAGACCCTTGGTCTTACCCCCGATGAAGATAAGTACAAGAAGGGTCTTGCTCAGGCTTACACGAAGATCCGGGACTCTCTGAAGCAGTATGAATCCGCATACCTTCAGAGGGCCACTACCCGGGAAGAGGCTGCATCAGTTAGGCAGCGGTTCCTAGCCATGCGTATGGGTCTGGCAACGCAGTTTGACGATGCTCGGGATGTCGCTCCAGCCTTCAAGGGGCTGTTGAGTGAGATGAATCCACAGGTCGTTGAGAAGGCTGGCGTTGGTGAGGTTGGAGCCCTGCCGTACACCGAAGACATGGTGATGGCTTATATGCTGGCTACCGAAAACAACCAGAACCTGTCCAAGATTCTTCCGGGTGGGGAAAACGGTAAGGCCCTGATTGCTCAACTGGACTATGCTGTGGACCGTATTCGGGCTGGAGAAAAGATCGGAGATGTGGCTCGGGATGTCTCTAGGTTGATGTCTTTCGGCGGCGTGTCCAAGATCGACTACTTCGATAAGATCAATCCCGTCAAGTGGATGGATACTGATGGGTCTGATCAACAGACTAGGGAAAACATTCGGGTATCATACGCAGAACTTAGGGAGGCTGTTGCGGCTACTTCTCGTTCTGGAGCCTTTGAGCCCGATGCTGGTACCTATCTCGACTACGAATACCGTAGGCATTACGCAACGGAAGTAAGCAACAATCCCATGGCATCCCGTAGTGCCCACAAGGTCGCTATGGACAAGGTCATGGAAGAGAATGTCTTTATCCGTGGCTCTCTGCTTCCTAAGCGGAACCTTGGTCCTAATCAAGATGAAGTGTATCTTGAGGCGTGGCTCCGGGCCAACTACCCCAACAACCCTAATGCAACCTTGGTTGTCGTGTCGCCCCCGGGGGCAGATCAGGTGTTGATGGCTGTGCGCGAGAACGGAAACGCCGTCAGCAGCGGCCTTATCAGGGCTCAGGACATCAAGATGGATAATGCCCTGTTTGCTCAGACTGTTGATGAAATGCTGAGG